TGCGTTATGGCCAGCGTGTTGCCGACCCCAGCTATCTTGCCGCTGATCAAGATAGCCTTGACCCTTTTGCGGTGCGCCCCGGTTCAATCAACTATGGTTATCTGACACCCGACGGCCAAGAGCTTGTCAAACAGCTTGAAATTAAAGGCGAGACAGGTTTCACCCTTGAGATTATGAACCAACGTCGGCAAGCCGTGAACGCTGCGTTTCTGATCAACCTATTCCAAGTTCTCGTGGACAACGGCTCTGACCGCAAAACTGCAACAGAAGTCATGCAGCTTGTGCAGGAAAAAGGCGCGCTGCTTGGTCCTATCGGCGGGCGTCTGCGCACTGAGTTCCTTGGCCAGATCATCGAACGCGAGCTTGACATTCTGTTTAACTCCAATGTTGTGAACCCGGCTGATGTGCCGCAGGAACTTCGCAGCAATCCTACTCTTGATATAGAATACGACAGCCCATTAACGCGCACCATGAAAGCCGAAGAAGGTCTTGGCATTTTGCGCACTTATGAATTTGCATCGCAGCTTATGCAAGTCGACCCCAGCGTCAAACTCAAACTTAACATTGGCCGCGCAATCGAACGCATTGCCGAAGTCAATGGCGCGCCGCCTGACGTTCTGTTCAGCCAAGAGGAAGTGGACGCCAAGCAGCAGGCCGAAAGCGCAGGCAATGCAGTCGGCGCGGCGGTTGATGCGGCACCAAATATCGCGCAGGCTTCCAAGTTCTTCGCTCAAGCGCAGAAAATTTCACAAGGCCAGCCGACACCCGGCAATGCCCAACCCGGAGTAATTTAAAATGGCAACAGTTACACCTAGCACGCGCAAGCGCATGGATAGCCAGATGGCGCGTGACGTCATTGTCACGTGGAACCTCACACAAGCCAATAACGATGGCGCATGGTTTGGGTCGCCGGGCATGTCTCTTCGTGCCTATTCAGTTTCCGGCACGTTTGGCGCAGCGGGCAGCGTCGCGTTGAAAGCTTCGTGCTTTGATGCACCGGGCGTTGGTGGCCCGCCTGTTTTAGCCGGGGCAATGGCCGACGAAAGCGTCATCACAGGCGCAGGCGCTATCACCGCAGCAGGCACAGTTACCAACAACCAGTACACCGCAGCAGCAGCTTATCGGCCTTTATTGACAGGCGGCGACGGCACGACAGCACTTGCTGTGATCATGTATTTCATCGCGGATTAACCCTATGTCAGATGAACAAGTTCTGGAAGAAAAAAGCCTAGACGGTGTTGAGGCTTTGGCGTTAAACGCGGCAGTGCAAGTCAACAACTCGGCGGCAGCGCTTGTGGTTCTCGTTGCGGATGACGGAAGCTTAGCTTTTGCTTATCGCGTGGTCAGGGGTGACACGAACGATAGATTGACAACGCTGTTGTGTGGCGCAGACTGTTTCATGCAAAAACTTATAGGTGTGACAGGAGGGCCAAAACTCGACGACGGAGTGCGGCATTGACGCTATCACCAAAAACAAAAGCTATCGTGCGGCAGCAAGCACTTCGCCGCATATGCTCAAGCGGTGACAGCAAGCTTTCTAAAGATGCAAGATTGATCGCGTCTTATCTGCGGAGTTTTTGCAACGGCGATGGCCGTTTCGGAATACCTATCTCACAACAGACAGGTACTATAGACCCCCTCGCAATGGCGCGGGCGGCTGGGCGGCGAGAAGTCTTTGACCTACTTGCTCGAATGATGAGCATCACGATTGAAGACCGCCATAACTTAGGAGAAGAATTATGAAAATTAAACCTGTTTACGCACCCGAAGGCCAGACGTCAGCGTTTGACCCACCACCCGCTGCACCACCAGCGGCAGCCGCGCCACCCGCTGCACCACCAGCGGCAGCCGCGCCACCCGCTGCACCACCCGCTGCACCACCAGCGGCAGCAAACCCCAATTCTTGGTTTGGCAAACTCAGTGCGGAAGATCGATCTTATGCCGAGAATAAAGGTTGGAAAGAAGACACCGACCCTTCTACCATGTTTCAAAGCTATCAAAACCTTGAAAAATTATTTGGCGCTGATAAAGCGGGCCGCACGTTGCAACTTCCCAAAGACGCTAATGACAAGGCCGCGCTTGACGCGATTTATGATCGCCTTGGCCGTCCAAAAACACCAGATGAATATAAGATCGAATTGCCCGAAGGGGCCGACCCACAATTTTCTTCAACCGCTAAAAACTGGTTTCACAAAGCCGGGTTGACGGTTGACCAAGCCAAGGCTGTCACAGAAAACTATCGTGCGCTTGAAATGGATAACCTCGCCAAAATTAAAGTGGCGCATGCCACCGAAGTTGAGGGCGTGCAGAAAGAATGGGGCACTGAATATGATACCAAAGTGCAAACGGCGCGGGCTGCGCTGAACGCCGCTGGGCTGACTGCCGAACAAGTCAAGCGCATGGAATATGCGATTGGCCCAGCGGCGACCGTTAAAGCCATGGAATTCTTCGGGCGGAATTATCTGGAAGCTACACCCCCCGGCTCCGCCGCACGGACAAAGGAAAGCTTTAACAGCATGACGCCACAGGCTGCTTTGTCTCGTATGGATGCGCTCCAAGGCGATAAAGAGTTCCAAGCCCGTTATCAGCACAACGACCCGAAAGTTCGGGCCGGAGCGATTGAGGAAATGGATAAACTCGCGCAGCTTGCAGTCAACGCAAAAGCGTGATATGAGTTTTTCACCCTAGCGTCGCTAGGTTTCTCTGAGTGGTTTCCACTCTGTTTGACGCCTCCCTGAACACCAACTTAGGCCGCAGCCCCCGCGCTGCGGCCTCTTTATTTGACAGCGCACAAACAATAGTTTACAAGCTTCGCCAAGCGTCGGGGTCTTTGGCCGCTAAGGCATAAGCCTCAAACCCGATAGCCCCGACACTCTGTCGGCCCGGCGAACGTGCTGGACAACCGCAACCACCCTTAAACCTCATTCTCTTTGCGGAGTCCACCATGGCATTTACCATTCAACAGCATCACGTGTTGCAGTTTACTCGAAACGTCGAGCAGCTTTTGCAACAACAGGGCTACAAGCTTCCGGGCTTGGTTTCAAAAGGCAGTTACACAGGCAAGGCTGGCGCTATCGTTGACCAGATCGGCACCGTTGGCATTGTGCGTGACCGTGTGCGCAACGCTGACACGCCTCACTTGTCAATCCCCGGCGACCGTCGGTGGGTTTATCCTCACTCGATCACATCATCCACGCTCATCGACCATATCGACGTGGCGCGTATTCTGATCGACCTTAAAAGCTCTTACGTCATGGCGATTGCCGAAGCGATTGGCCGTGCTTATGACGACGAAATCGGTGCGGCTTATTATAGCGCTGCGCTGACAGGCGAACAAGGTTTGACCACCACGGCGTTCCCCGCCGCGCAACAAGTCGGTGTTAACATCGGCGGTGCAAACTCCGGCATGAACGTGCCGAAATTGCGCCTAGCCAAGCGTTATCTCATGGCTGCGGGTGTTGATTTGTCGCGCTCTGCATTGCACGTCGCAATCACCTCGGTTGAACATGACAACTTGCTGGGCGAACTTCAAGTCACCAACATGGATTACAACGATAAACCTGTTTTGGTGGAAGGTCGCGTCACTTCGTTTATGGGCTTCCAGTTCCATCAGGTTGAGTGGCAATCGCTTATGACTGACGGCGTTACTGCGCAATATCCTTTGTCGCTGTCAACGGTTGTTCCTGGCGGCACCGGAGGCACAACCCGCAACATTCCTGTGTGGGTTCAAGAAGGTATGCACTTCGGTATGTTTGGCGGCGGACTTGAAAGCCGCGTTGACCCACGGCCAGACAAAAACTACAACACTCAAATCTGGTCAGAAGGCAACGTGGGCGCATCCCGTGTGCAAGAAAAGAAAGTTGTCCAGATCGCCGTCAACAGCGCCTAATTGAGCAGCCGGGGCGAAAGCTCCGGCGTTTCACCTGCAACTTATTTTTGGAGCTAACATTATGCCTAAATACTTTTCAAACGAACAACAGTGGTTGGGCAACGCAATCCCATCCCCCGCGGGCGATGAAGCCCTCGGCGGTCGCAAGCGCACCTACCGCGCCACGATCAATCTTGATGCGCCCAAACTTTCGCAAACAGCCAACGGCGCTGGCGTTTTGACCACTGACACTGTGTCGCTGTGCGTCATTCCGCCTATGTCAAAGTTTGTGCGCGGCTGGGTGACAACTTCTGTGTCGCTTGGCACATCGACCATTGCAATTGGCCCGGCAGCAACCCCTGCAAAATACAAAGCCGCAGCCGTGCAAACAGTCACCGACACGCCAACACCATTTGGCGGTGCCGTCCAAATGTCACAAGCCCCGTTGCCCGTCAGCGAAGAAATTTTGCTGACCGTCGGCGTTGCCAACTTGCCCACCACAGCAGGCCAACGTCTGATTATTGACATGGAGTTCATTGCGCCTTAAGCTGGGCGTGCCTCACTGGTACGACTGATCACAAAAAATAAAGGCGTGGGCTTCGGTTCACGCCTTTTTCATAAGAGGGCAGCATGGCGGCACTTACGCAAATTGAAGTTATGAACAACACTTTGGCCATGCTGGGCGCAAGCCTCATTTCTGACCCGGCAGAAGATAGTGAAGGGGCGCGGCAGTTAAGCCGCATTTACACATCCACCGTGCAATCCGAGCTTGAAAGCAACGCTTGGTATTTTTCCAAGGCCCAAGCTTCACTGCCCTTAAGCGCCGACGTGCCAATTTATAAGTTTAGCAATAAATACACCCTGCCCGCTGATTTTATTCGCTTGATAGAGCTTGAAGATAGTTGGGTGTTCACAGATATTCGCCCCGTCGATACAGCCCCGGTGCCGCTTTACGAAATGCAAGGTGACGCAATCCTCACCAATATTTCTGCGCCGCTGAACATAACTTATGCACGCGACGTGACAACAAGCCCTGACATTTGGTCGCCAACGTTCTCTGATGTTGTGTCGGCGTCA